TACAAAGTCGTAGAGCCATTGGACAAAGCAACGATCCTGCCCTACATGGCTGACAAAATTGAGATTGACAGCAAAGGCGATGCAACAACAAGACCCGCTGCCATCACTGATGTATTCACCCTGGCGATGTATGCGGGTACTGAGGAGATAGTGATGGTCTGATACGTATCTGGTGGCGCGGTAGAAAACTAGCGTCATGCGCTAGGGATTACGCAGTTGACATCTTACCAAATTAAATGTTAAAATGGGCATAATTATGGGTTTGTACGATGATTTGCAAGATGATATTTCTAGCGCGTTCGATGGTGATCTGTCAGATGCAGTAAAGGCCATTGAGCTTAAGGTTGAGACTGTGGGAGGCTACGACCCCCTGCTAGGGCCAACTTCAACCTTTTCGTCTTATGAGACAAGAGGTGTGGTTACAAAAAGCGAGGTATACAAAAACTCAAATGCAGCCCTGAGCGAAGGTTATATCGACGTTCTCATTTTGGATAGCGAAAAGGTCATTGACGATTTTGTGATGGAGATGGATGTGGTGGTTGGCGGAAAAACCTATGAGGTTAAAGGTATAGAAGTTGACCCAGCGGGCGCGACCCACACGCTCACTTGCAGGCCAAAAAATGCCTATTAGACATAAGGTCGCAAGTTTCGCTGACCTGGGCGAGGCTGTCATCGAGTCATTTGGCGATTACAAAAGACGAACTGCCGAGATTGTTTATGAAGAGTTGACCAATGCCAAGATTGCTCCGTCTGCGAAGGTTGGCACGCCAGTGGATACCGGTACATTGTTAGCAAACTGGAGGGCGGCCCCAGGAAAAACAGGGACAAGCTCTTTTATAAAGAATACTGGGGAGGAGCATTCTAGGCCGCCAAGATTCGACACTTTCAAATACGTCAGAAACTGGAGCGTGTTTACTATATACAACAATTCCCCTTATGTGATTCATGTTAATGACGGCACAAGCGGAAACAAGCACAACAAGAACTTTATACAACAGTCTCTAGCCAAGGCAGAGATAAGGGTTAAGCTGTACAAGGAGACTGGAAGTGCCAACGCTTAACAGCACCAGAGCAAGGCTGGAAGAGATTTTCATCCTTGGGTGGGAGGAGAAAACACCCATCCGATTCGACAATGTAATCTTTGACGACAAGGCAAGCGAGAGTTTTGTCGATTTGGGTCTGATAAATTACACGACAGAGAATGTGACTATTGGTTCTGGGATAACCAAGAGAAAGAGACACATTGGTGTTTTATCAGTAACGATTTTTGCAGAGCAAAACATGGGAGCGGGGCCTGCTTATGCTTATGCTGATGATGTTGCAGAGATAATGGATAACCTTTCGGAGGTTAATCTATTCACCTATGCATCTGAGGTTAGGAGAGCAGGCGAAGAAAAAGAAGGCGGTAGGTACGTGCTGATTGTAGATGTACCCTATATATCTGATGAAGTTTAAATTATTTTTGGAGATTTAACATGGCGACAAGCACGAACTATACCGATCTCGCCTATGACAAAGAGACGGTTTTTGGGCAGACCAATGCAACACCTGAGTTTACCATTCTTCCAACCACTGGTGGCGCGCCGGTAAACAACATCACAACTGCTGTATCCGAGGTTATTCGATCCGACAGACAGACGGATGATCTTGTGGTTGTTGATGGTGAGATTTCTGGGGACATCAATTATGAACTGTCTTATGCCCCATACCAGGATTTCATGGCCTCTGTGCTGATGAACTCGACAACTCGCTCTATCTCATTGACAGCTGTTGGGAATGATGGGACTGGCGACAACACAATCCTAACCAGTGTAGGCATTGAAAACGATTGCAAGGTCGGGGATGTCGTCCGATTGACATCGGCAGTAGACAGCACTGTTGACGGCGAATATGTCATCATCTCAGAAGGAACAGGCGCGGTTGCAGTGTATCCTGCAACAGGGGCGACCACTGCTTTGTCCGACTTGACAGTGGATGCTACTGAGATCCGGGTAAACGGCTCTGATGCAGTCGAAGGGTATACCATCCGTAAGAGAGCAACCAACGCTGGCATCCCTTACTACTGGTATTATCGTGGGTGTGCAATCAACACCATGAATTTCAATTTTGCCACTGGCAGCATCTTGAATGGTTCGCTTGGCATTGTTGGTCTTACAGAGGAGACTCGAACCTCAGTCTTAGCCGGCGAACAGACCGATGTACCAACCCCAGCCTATTCGATCATGAACTCTGTATCCAGTGTCGGCGTGATTCGAATCGGCGGAGTAACTCTCGGCAATTGCACATTCTCAAGCCTGGATCTAACTATTGACAACCAGATAAATGCCGCAAAATCTATCGGCACTCTGGGGGCTTGTGATCTTGCAGCCTTTAGCTTGATGGTGACTGGTAACACAGAGGTTTACTTCAATGACCTGGACTTGTACAACAAGTTTCTTGCCGCTGAATCCTTCGATGTGACAATCATCACAACTGACGGCAATGGTAACTCGCTTGGAATCAACATACCCAAGTGCAAGTTCGAAACTCTCGACACTCCTATCTCTGGCAAGGACGCATTCTTGATGCAGTCCGGGACACTGAAAGGGCTGCGCGATGCGACTGGCGACTATATGGTCAAATTCACTCGCATTGACGCATAAGGCTTTGGCTTAGGCTAAGGATTGGTGGAGGTTGTTTTCCTGTGGGCAGCCTCCACCTCTTATCAAATTCCACAGGAAGATTACACACAGGAAAACTATCATGAAATTAACACCAGTAGATGAGTCGGCAGAAATCGAAGGGGCGGAGCTAAAATATCGAGGTGTAACTTTGTCTATCGCCAGAGCGAACAACAAGAATTTTAAGCGTATGTTCCGCGAAGCCCTGAAGCCTTACAAGCTAGAGTTTGAAAAGGGTCGAATGGAAGATAGCGTTGCAGAAGACCTTATGATTGGTTGTGTTGCAAAAACTATTTTGGTCGGCTGGCAGAATTTCAAGGATGTGAACGGGAAGGAGTGGAAGTACTCTCCTCAGAACGCAGAATCCTTGTTGCGCGATGACAAGGATGTGTACGGGGCGATCACTGAGTTTAGCGAGAATATCGACAATTATATCATTGAAGACTTGGAGAAGACCAAAGCAAAATTGTCTGCCTAGAAGAATGGAAGCTTGAATATGGCGAACACATAGACACCTTTAAGGAACTCAGGAGAAACGGGGAGGAGACCCCTTTAGATCACATACCAGAACAAGATGAGTACCACTCTTGGTTCTCTGATGCTTATGGGATAGTGGTCAACTCAAGGACAGAATCAGGGATGATTCCTCTATCTGAGCTGAAGATATACGCCGACAGCTTTGGTCTGATCGGAACATTTTCTGAGTTTGCTGAGATCATTTATGCAATAAACGATGTCACAAACCAGAAGATAAAAAGAAACAGAGAAAGCAGCAAGCCACATCAGGCCTTGGAGTAAAAATGACTGAGTTCAGAGCGTCAGTAGTGTTGGATGCAACAAAGGCAACAGCGCAAGCTAGTGCTTTTGGTGCTGCGGTAAAAAAGTCTGCGGGCGCTCTGGACTTCTTTCAAAAGAAAACCCTTGAGGTCACTCAGGGTGGTTCAAAGAACATATTCAGGAAGTACGAAAATTCTGCGACCAGTCTCGATCAAAGCATGAGGAAGGCTGTTGCCGGTCTTCATTCTATGAAAAATGGGATGACAGACCAAGGAAGGGAGGTAGAGAAGCTCAACAAGAAGATGGGGGATCTTACCGCTTCCGAAAAGAGAAGACAGAACTCGCTAGGGGAGACCCTGAGGCTTCAGCAAAAAGCATTGCCATTGATGGTCTCTCTCAACAAAAAATATGATGAAAATGCAAGAGCCGTTCATAAACTGAAAACTGTTAGAAATGAGCTTAATCTAGTAGTCGCTTCTGGCATGAAGACAAAGAAAGAAGCTCTTGTTATTTTCAAGAAAGAAGCCGACACGATAAGAAAGTCAACCAAAGCCTATAAGGATAAGGCCGCAGCACAAAAACTGGCCGCAATAGAAGGCAAGAAGGCGAAGGCTCTGGTCGCAAGCGAGGCTGTTGGGCTTGACAAGCTTCTGGCGAAGTATGACCTTGCTTACTCCCAGAAGAAAAAGCTGATACAAATAGAGAAAGACCTGAATGCATTGCACTCGAAAGGAAGAATAACCAGCGAGCAACGCATTCAAATGCTGAAAAAAGAGGCTGGCGCAATAAAGCTGGCGGCTAAAGCACAAGAGCAGATGAACAAATCTGCCGGAATCTGGGCAAAGACAGCAAGAAGAGTAAGTATTGCAACTCGTGCAATTATACCATTGTATGTGGCAATGGCCAGTGTAAGGATGTGGGTCAACATAGAAAAGACGGCAGAGTCTGTCGATCTGCTCGATAAGAAATTGACAGTTCTTACTGGTGATTCTGGCTCATACCAAAAACTGTTCAACATGACACAGAAGGTCGGCATCCCACTGAAAGATGCAGGTCGACTGTTGACGAGATTCGCGGTTGTTTCAGACCACGCATACAGCACTGATGCCATGATCGACTGGGTGTCAACATTAGCGAAAAGCGCAAGAGCGACAGGAACTTCAGCCCAAGAAATGAAGGGGGCTTTGATCCAGATCACTCAGGCAATGTCGGCTGGCCGCTTGATGGGCGATGAGTATCGTTCTGTGACAGAGAACCTGCCTCTTCTCACAGTCGCCCTCCGTAAGGTGTTTAAGGACACAGGTTTATCCCTGAAGGAAATGTCATCAGCTGGCCTGATATCGAACTTCAAGCTCATTGAGAGCTATGGGGTTCTAAAGGACATGCTAAAAACCATCCCTGGCACTACAGATACAATCGAGGCGAAGTTCGGCGCGACATCTGCCGCATGGGATAATTTTGTAAGCAAGATGATCAGGTCAGATCTCTCGAAGTATTTCGCAGACCTCACGACAAATGCCCTTAACTTCTTCTCCTCAATCCCAGATACAGAAGCTGAAATGGGGATTAAGAGGATGGAGGCGGCGCAGGCTAAGATAGAAGATCTGAAGCAAGCCATCTATTCTGCACAGGTGGGAGGGACTGGTGCATTAAAGATTGGAGGGGCAGCCGCTCTATACTTTGGCGGTAGGATCATTGATGAGGATGGTCTTGATGATGCGTTTATGACGCTTCAGCGATGGGAAGAGAACATAGCCGACCTAAAGAGAAGAGGGAATAAGACAATAGCCCAAGCAAACCAAGAGAGGGTTGATGAAGAGCTTGCCACTAGCAAAAAACTTGAGAAGATAGCAGAGGCAGAGGCAAACAATGCAAGGTTTATGGTTGAGGCGACAGGGAACAAGGATGTCTCTAAATTGCGAAAGATGCATGCCCTTCGAATCACAGCTATAAACGACATGATGAAGGACACTCAGCTGGTTCCATTGTCGGAAACCGATGGGGCCATTGCAGTGGCGGCAGAGGTCAAGAAATTCCAAGAGGAAGTGCAATCTATCTCTAAGAAGGCCATCGAAGAGAGATTGAGGGTCGCAGGAATGTCGGCAACTGTGAACACTCAGGAGTTGCTGGAAGAGCGCGTCTATTCTGGGAATGTGATTCAAATAAAGAAAAAACTTGCCGATGACATTGATAAAGTTAATGCACAAATAGAAAGAGGGAGGCTGGAGGCCAAGAATAAAGAAACAAGTCTCGGCCAGTTCGGTGGTTTGTCGGGTGATGAAGGGGCTGTTCTGATAGCAAGGAATACTGCTAGTGCAGAGGCTGCCATTGTCGCTCAGATAAAAATCAAGCAGGCTGTGATTGATAAGCTCACTGACGGCGGTGGTGGAAATAGCGCCTATGAAAGATATTTAGCAAAAGTCCGAGACAGTCTTTCAAAACAGGCGCTTGCCGAGTCTGCGATCACCAAGCTATACCAAAGCGGCGGTGATGAAAGATCGCGCTTTAGGAACGAAGAGCTTGCCGAGAAGAAAAAGCTGAACAAAGCATATGAAGAAGAGCGCGCAAACCTTCTTGATCTGTATGGCAAGAGATTTGAAGCGAAGTTCTCCAAGCGGCTTGCAACTATCAGAGCACATGCAGACGCGACAGAAGCATTAGGCGATGCGCAAAAACTTCTAAAGCTGACATCGCTTGAAGTCGCCCATGCACAAGAGCAAGACAATATAGCGCTTGCCAATGGCACAGAGGAAGCGCTGGATCTTGTTGATGCATACTCAAGACTGGAAGGCGCCCAGGCTGGCTTATCACGTGGGTTCAGAAACTTTGCAGATCATACAGATTCTGTATACAAAACGATAGCCAAGTCCACAGAGGACATGCTTGATGCAACAACTGACGCATTTGCCGATATGCTGGTCGAAGGCGACAACGTTTTTGATTCTATTGGTGATAGCTTTGAAGACCTGATTAAAAGCATGATCAGCGATCTTTTGAAGCTTGAGGCTAAGAATTTCATCATTAACCTTAGTGGGTCTGGTTCGGCCAGTGGAGCGGCTGGGGCTTCTGGTGGCGGGTCTGGTGGCGGCGTTCTAGGTTATGCTTCAAAAGGGTACTCGTTACTGACAAAAGATTTCGCCGCGATGCTCAATGGGTCTGCCTTAACAGAGTCGCTCAACAATCTTGCAAATATTGCATGGGAGGGAGGTTTTAAAGGCACTAGCAGCACTATTCTAGGTGTAGAATCGGGCCTTTCGGCAGCTGGAGGAGGGAACGCAGCTCTTGGCTCGGCATACACAGTGGCGGCTGGATATGCAGGCAGTTATGCAGGCAGTGAGCTTGGCCAAGCAGCGTTCGGGAAGCAGGCAGAAAGCGACTTGGGTGCACAGGTGGGTGGTACAGCTGGGACAATCGTTGGTTCACTGACCCCTCTAGGCCCGGTTTGGGGCGCTGCAATCGGCTCCGCCATTGGTAGCGTGTTGGACGTCGCCTTCGGTGGCGACGGCAAGAAGCGAGTATCACTTGGTTTTGACACCGCATCTTACAAAGCAGCCGGACAATCCACAAGAGGCAGGCAGTCCTACTTTGGTCAGTCAGGGTTAGAGCTGACTGGTTATTCAAAAAATACAGACCAAGAAGTTGCTGACTCCATGGCTCAGATGGCAGCAGCCACCGACACTGGTTTGACAAGAATATACGGATTGCTCGGCACATCGGTAGATTTATATGGGCAAGCGCTGGGTGGCAAGGCTGCCGGTGCTGGAACAGATTGGGGGAGGAATTTCTTTGGCTCCGCCGAGTTCAATGGTGTAAATGGTGGTGATGTCGCGTCTGCCCTCGACCAGTTTACCGACGCATGGCAATCCAAAGTCGAGGAGTTGACTGGCGCTTTTATTGACCTCTCACCCTTCGATGCCGTAATGCGAGAAGGTGAGACGCTAGGCCAAGTCCTTGGTCGAGTAGAGGTTGAGTTCATCGCTATCACTGGCATGTTTGATCAGCTAGGGTTGGCAATGGGCGAATTCTCTATTCAGAGCCTTGTTATGGCTGATGGCCTAACTCAAGCTTTTGGTGGCCTCGATAAGATGGCAGATGCAGTCACATACTATTATGACAACTTCTACACTGCAACTGAGAAAGCCAATGTTTTAATCGGCGAATATAGCAAGACTATTGATGCATTCAATGATGACTTCAATTCTGCGATCAGCGATAGCGCTAGCCTTAGAAGTTTTGTTGACGCTCTTGATCTGACAACAGCGGCAGGGCAAGATGCATTTGCGGCAGCACTGAACCTTGCCCCTGCTATTGTTGGTGTCAAGGATG